GTTACGCTGCCGTAGGCACAGTAAGCGGAACGTCTATTTCATACGGAACTCCGGTTACTTTTGAATCTGCTCAAGTGAACATGACGCAGACCAGTGCTTGTTTTGACAGCTCTAACAATAAAGTAGTCATAGCGTATCGTGATGTCGATAATTCAGGCAGCGCAACTGCAATCGTAGGCACTGTCAGCGGAACGTCGATTTCGTTTGGCACTGCGGTTGTTGTTCATTCCGGTCAAACAGAAACTGTTGTTTCTACTTTTGATTCGGTAAACAACAAAGTAGTTGTCGCATATCGAGAAAATACAGCTCCTAAAAATGTGGAATCTGTTGTCGGTACAGTTAGCGGTACGTCTATATCGTTTGGGACAACAGCTACAGTGCAAAGTTTAGGCAGTAGCTATATTTCCGACCCTGCGATTGCTTTTAGTCCAGATGCCCGAAAAGTCGTTCTCGTATACATGGACGCCAGTACTAGTAGTCATGGCACTTATGCTGTTGGTTCGGTAAGTGGTACTGACATCACTTACGAAACTCCTGTTGTTTTCGCAGCAGCTACAACAGAAAGAAACGGTATATGCTACGACACAAATGCGGATAAGTTTGTTATAGCCTTTGAAGATGGCGGCAACAGCAACTACGGAACTTCATTAGTCTTTCAGGTTGCATCAACAAATGTTACTGCAACTAATTTTGTTGGGATTGCTAACGCCGCAATATCAGATAGCGCATCTGGTAGCGTCACTGTGCGAGGTGGTTTAATTACTAATTCTGATTTAGCTACTTTGACAATAGGTTCAACCTATTATGTTCAAGATGGCGGCACACTGTCTACAACAACGTCCAGTGTTGTTGCTGGATTGGCACTTAGCGCGACGACACTTTTATTAAAAGGGGTATAGATGAAAACCATAGTCGATAATGCAACAAATACATCCCGATACCTTTTTGCGGATAACAAGTCAGTCACGATGGGAAGCGACACGATTATTGTTGGCGATCCTGCTGAGTTTATCATTGGTGATCTCAACAGCGGCAACGCCACTCTTATTACTGGAGTCACAGAACCGGATGATTGGTACGGGTGCAAGTACACCTGCGCGTCTGACGGTACGTTTACAGTGGTAGAAGGTTGGGTTGATCCACGCGAGTCTGAATAGTATTACATGGCCTACGGAACCATAATGGACTATCAAGTTCTATTTAATATAGCAATTGGTATAGCAGGATTTGTTATAGGATTTATATTCAGTAGAATATTTACAGAGCTAGATAAGTTAGATGATGATTTAAGTAATATTACAAAGGAATATGTAAACAAAGAAGACTACAGACATAATGACTCTGAAATAAAAGAAAAAATTCGTGGTATTTTTAGAAGGTTAGACAATAAAGTGGATAAGTGATGAATGAAGAGCAACTAGAATTAATTATCCATGCTGCGGCTCAAGAGGGGGCAAAGCAAGCATTAAAAGAAATAGGACTTTCTGATGAGTGTGCCTATGATGACGTAAAAGAATTACGTGGACTTTTAGATTCTTGGAGAGCTACAAAAACTACTGTGGGTCAAACAATAGCTAGGATGTTGACTACTGCTGTTCTTACAGCTTTAGCTGTTGGTATTTATATGGGATGGGGAGGAGAATAATGATTACATGGTTAGGTACAATATTAGAAAAATGCCAAGACTATTTAACTAAAGCAAAGGCTTGGTTAGATGCTGAAAGGTCTGTAAAGAATAGAACAGTAGTACTATTATCTACTCTTTCTATAGTTACTGTGCTGGTATTGGTGGCTATTTAATGCTTGGTTTAATCTCTACTTTAATTGGTCCTGTATCAGATATTTTAGATAAGGTTGTAACTGATAAAGATCTAAAAGATAAACTGGCACATGACATAGCTACTATGGCAGAGCGTCATGCTCATGAAGTAGTTAAGGCTCAGATAGAGGTAAACAAAACAGAAGCACAGCACCACAGTATGTTTGTAGCTGGCTGGAGGCCCGCAATTGGTTGGGTATGTTGTCTTGGAATGGCAGGTAACTTTTTAATAATACCTTTTGTAAATATGGCTTTAGAGCTTTTAAAAACTGGAGTAGTAGTCCCTATGATAGAACTTGATCTAATGATGCCTGTGCTTATGGGTATGCTAGGTCTTGGTGCTATGAGAACAGTAGAAAAAGTTAAGAAGGTAGATAGGAAAGAATAATGGCTAAAGAAAAAGATCCTAGATTAGCTAGAGCAGGAGTTACAGGTTTTAATAAACCTAAAAGAACTCCTAGTCATCCTACTAAAAGTCATGTCGTTGTAGCCAAAGTAGGAGATAAAATAAAAACAATTCGTTTTGGGCAACAGGGTGTAAAAGGTGCAGGTAAAAATCCTACAACAGCTAAAGATAAAGCAAGAAAGAAATCTTACTATGCTAGGCATAATGCACAGGATTCTAATCCGTCAAAACTATCGGCTAGGTTTTGGTCGCACAAGGTTAAGTGGTGATATAGATGGCTAAGAGAACAAAGAAACAAACTGGTGGTTTTGAAGATCGTGATTTTGCAGGAAGCGTAAATCCAGACGATTTAAGAGAAGCTCAGATGGAGCAAAGGAAGATAAACACTGCTGCTGGTGGTGCTAACACTGTTGCAGGTGGTAGTGGTACTGATACTGTTGCAGGTGGTAGTGGTACTGATACTGTTGCAGGTGGTAGTGGTACTGATCCTGTTGTTGATCCTAATCTAGAAGCTGCTTTCCAATATGCACAAAGCGGAGCAGATAATTTAAGCATTGCAAGATACATACGTGATAACAATGTAAATTTAAATGATTTAGCTGGAAAGTTAGGAGTAGATTCTGGTGTAGCTAACAAGATGTTTTCTGCACTGACAGATGAGCCTACTGCTAGAGTTGTAGAGTTTCAACAAAACAATCCTAATGCTAGTAACACTGAGCTTGCCAGATTTATAAGAGACACAGGGGCAGATGTAAATTTAGTAGCAGATGCTTTAGACATTGATAGAGATACTGCTACTCAAATGTATCAGGACGCTCTAGGCTCTGAGTTTGAAACTGCTAAAGTTGCTGAAACAAAAGTGGCAGGGGTTACAGACGATACACCCGGAACTTACACACCTCCTGTAGTTAGTGTTGAAGATTATGTAACTAGACCAACAACTGCTGCTGTTGATACAAGCACTGCTATAACCGAAGAAAATGCTGTTCAGAAACTCAATGAGTTTGTAGATATACCTGCTCCTAAAAATGTAACAGCTGCACAAATAGAAGTGGCTGTAGCAAATGTAAAGACAGGCATTACCTCTGGTCAGGTAGATGCTTCACAGTATGAAGCTGCTCTAGCAAGTGAGCTAAACAGGACTGTACCCGCAATTGGAAATCAAAGACCTCCTATAACTATAGATGAACTTAGAGATCTTAGTTCTAGAGCAACTGCTGCCCAAATGGGAGATACCACATCTGGTATGGCTCAAACAGCACAGTTCACTATAAATCCAGATTCTTTTGTACCCGGAGTTACAGCAGCAGATATAAGAGTCTCTGCGACTCCTGAGATAGAAGCACAGCAGAGACAAGCACTGACTACAACCTCTATGACAGGTGTAGAGGCACGTATAACAGATTCGGTAAACTTTGAAGCTGCACAGGCTAGAGTGGTTAAAGGTGAGGCTGCTAAAGGTGCTGCTGCTTCAATGGTAGCAGAGGTAGGACAAATACCAGATGCTATTGCCGCAACAGTTGCAGAAAACCCTGCTTCAGTAACGGCAGCTATAGACACACAACCTATAAATATTCAAGCAGCTGTTGCAGCATTACCTACTGAAGCTCTAGTATCTTCACAGTTAGAGACACTTTTAGGAGGTCTTGAGTCTGGTCAAATACCTACATGGGCAAGACCTGCTGTAGATATTGTAGAGTCTCGATTAGCTGAAAGAGGTATGGCAGTCTCTACTGTTGCTAGAGATTCTTTGTTTAATGCTATTATACAAAATGCTGTACCTATAGCTCAAGCCAATGCACAGGCTTTACAGGAGAGATCAGCACAAAACTTAGCCAACGAACAGCAAGCCACTTTACAAACAGCGCAGCTTGAGTCTAGCAGAAGACTACAAAATCTTGCTAATCAACAAACCGCTGCAAGTCAGACAGCACAGTTTGCACAAAACATACAACAGCTTCAAAGTCAGTTCACACAAGAGGCTGCTGTTTTAACTGCACAGCAAGCACAACAGATTAGAACTCAAAACTTAACTAATCGGCAGAGAACAGCTGAAGTTAATGCACAGAATCAACAGGCTACTAATTCTTTAAATCTATCTAATGAACAGCAAGTAGAACTTGCAAACTTAGAGGTAGAAAGTCTTACTGGTCGTGAAAATATGAGTGCTACGAATCAGCAAAGACTTGCAGAGTTTCAAGTAGCAGCAGACTTTATTAATAAGAATGCAGCATTCAAGCAACAAATGGAGTTGGCTAATCTAGATGCTAATCAGCAAGTAAGGCTTGCAAACTTAACAGCACTAAACAATGCTTCATCAGATAATCTAAGTGCTGCCCAGCAGACAGAGCTTGCAAACTTAAACTCCAGAATGGAGACTAATCTTGCCCAAGCTAGTATTGCTCAAGCGATGGGTATAGCCCAGTTGAATGTTAATCAGCAAAGGGCTGTAGAGAACGCTAGGTTAGTTGCTAATATTGATTTAACTAAATTTAATGCTGACCAGCAAGTACAGCTTGCTAATAGTCAATTTATGCAGACTGTAACACTATCTGATTTTAATGCTAGGCAACAAGCAGCTATGCAGAATGCGACAGCTTTAGCATCTTTAGATTTAGCTACTGTAGATCAAAGAACTAGAGTAGCTATAGAGAATGCTAATAACTTTCTACAACTTGATATTGCTAATCTGTCTAACCAACAGCAAGCTGTAATATTAGATCAACAGTCTAAACAGCAAAGACTTTTATCAGACCAATCTGCACAAAATGCTGCTAGACAGTTTAATGCACAGACTGAAACACAGATAGCACAGTTCAATACTAATTTAGCTGCACAGATGGAACAGTTTAATGTATCTCAGCAGAATGCTATGGCACAATTTAATGTTACTGAAAAGAACAGAACAGCTGCTATAAATTCTGGAAATCAAATAGATGTTGAAAAGTTTAACAATCAATTAACCACGCAGCTTGATCAATTTAATGCACAGTTAGATTCACAGAGAGAAATGTGGAATGCTCAAAATGCACAGGCAATAGAGCAGTCTAATACTGAATGGCGTAGACAAGCTAATACAATAAACACTGCGGCTGAAAACGCAGCAAATGCAACAGCGGCTCAACAGGCTTACAATATTACTACTCAAGAGCTTGCAAATGTTTGGCAGCAACTTAGAGATGATGCCTCTTATGCAAGAACAGCTTTTGAGAATGAAGAGCAACGTAAGACTACCTTGTATGCTACAGCACTAGCGAATGACCCCGGTGCTGCTGGAGAGGCTAACTATATAGATAAGTTAGTTGGAATAGCTGATAAAATTTTAGAGTCATAGGTAAATACAGATGGGATTTTTTAGTAAGGTATTTAAAGGCGTAAAAAAAGTCTTTAAGAAGATTGGCAAAGGCATCAAAAAAGTTGCTACAAAAGTTGGCAAGTTTATGAACAAGATTGGGATTGTTGGTCAGATCGCATTGGCCTTTATTCTTCCCGGTGTTGGGGCTGCTCTTGCTAATACGTTAGGTAATGTAGGGGCGTGGGCTACTGCTGCGCTTGCTAATCCTGCAACTGGTGCTTTGGTAAAAGGTGTGGCTCATGTCGTTAATGGAGCAGCTAAGTTTGCAGCAGGAGCAGGAAGAGTATTTAACACTGTTACAAGTGCTGTTAAGAACTATGTGGGTGAAGTTGGTAAAACAATGCTTAACAAGATACCGGGAATCAACATAGAGAATGCAGCTACGAATGTATTTGGCAAAGGCGGTGCATTAGATATTGCGGCTCAAGCTACTGGAAAGACTTGGGATACTACCATAGGAAGTGGAGAGTGGTGGAAAAAATTTGCAAGGACTCCTGAGATGAATCAAGTTTCAGGGTTTACATCTCTGAAGCCCGGAGAAACAGGAATGGAGCCAAGGTTTTCAGATCCTTCATCTCCAGATTTTGTTAGAGAAGGAGCTTATGCTGATGATTTTAGTTCTTTAATTCCTGACCCTAAAGTTAGTGCAGGAAGTTCACCAGCGGATTTAACTAGGCAAGGTCTTGAAATGCGTCAGCCTCCAGCGGGTGACTATACAACTATGGATGTTGTAGGAAAAAGAGTTGATCCTACTACTGGGTTTGAGATCGAGCTTCCCTCTGGTGTTGATTTGGATATACCTGAAGTTAGGTTTGATAAGCCCTCTTTGCTAGATAGAGTTAGGGGAGAGTCTGGAGTCTCTTACAGTGATGAAGTTATTGAAGGCGTTACATCAGACTATGAAGGTCTAATGATTAAAGAAAAATCATTAGCAGCGGCAGGGACTGAAGCTATAAAAGAAGTTGGTAAGAGCTTGATGGCTCCAGAGCCAGAAGAGGCACTACCATACGGAGGTTCAGTGGTTGTTGCACAAAATGCATATGATGTAACAGGTTCGCAAATATCTCAACTTCCTCAAGTTGGATATGGACTACCTATGGTTCAGTATGATGGACTATATAAACCAAAAAGCACTTGGGCTAGGATGATGGGATAATGGAAGAAAATTATATATCAAACATAGTTTCGGCTGGTAGGTCTATCCCCGGACAATCTCTTACAAATGATTTTGATCAAAGGTATGAGTTTGAAAAGGCTCCACAGATAACTAACCTTAGAGATGGCATAGAGTACTTCTTTACAAAGATTACTAATGAAGAAGTGTATCCAGAGGTCATGGAGTTAGTTATAGAGGGTGTGCCTGTAATGGAGGTAGTCCAGACTATACTCTTTGCAGCATTCGATAAAGGCATATGGAATCCAGACCTAATGATGCTTCTGGCAGAGCCAGCTACTTATATAATTATGGGGTTGGCTGAGAGAGCAGGTGTAGATTATGTGATCTATGCAGAAGAAGAAGAGGAAGAAGAGGCAGAGAACATAGCAACTGGTAGGACTGTTGACATGGCGGCTTACATGAAAAATAAAAACCAGAACATACCTAAAGGTGCTATACCTGAAGAGATCCAAGAGAAGATAGAAGAGTTGCCTGTAGAAAGTTTGATGGCTCCCAGAGAAAAGAATTTGTTAGAGGAATAAGCAATGTCTATTGATTCAGTTTTTACTAAGTTACAAAACAACAGGCGTAAACAGTACGAAGATCTTGCTAAACGTGAGGCAAGAGAGAACGCTGTAGGTGCTTTTTCTAACGTAGCTGGTAAGTTTTTAGGATCTGTATTGAGTGATACATTGCGAGATAGTACTAATAATTTTATTAATTCTGCTCCTATAATGAATGAAAGAATACAAGCTAAAATAGCAGACGATAGAAAAACAAGAATAGGAGCCATTCAAAATCAAATAGATTCCTCCGGTAAGTCTACATACGATTTTTTATTTGATCAGCATCTTCCTGCTTTTGAAGAGGGCTACAGAGCAGAGTTAGCTGAACGAGAAGGCGAAGAAGGCTGGAGAGACTTTGCGGCTAACCCAGATGTATTCGATGCAGATATAAGAAAAAGACTTGGAGACATAATTACTCCGATGGCAGAGAACCACGATGAGGCTTATGCTCTGTCACAGAAAGTAGGAACTTACGAAGACTTTTCAGCTATGGTAGATCTATCGTCTAAGAATGCCAAGCCTACAAGTGTTATGGGACTTTTAAGTCGTGAGCTAAGAGGAGCTATCTCAGGAAAGTCTAGACAAGACTTTGAAGATGAAGCTCTGCTTGCAATTCAGCAAGGCCCACTAGCTCAGAACAGAGATGCTTTCAATACCTTTATGGAGCAGTACGAACAAAATAAAGATGTAGTAAAGGCTGCAAAGTTTACAGAGTTTGTCCATGAGCTAGAAGCTCCTACAGATAGAGATAAAGTTGACACAGTAGAAACTATAACTAGCGTTGGAACCGGAGCTAATTTTAGGTTAATCCAACAAAAGACAATAAAAAGAACAGACAGATTTACAGGGGAAACTGTTACTACAGTAAGTGACCCAGCCGTTATTTTTGATGCTACAGAAGATAATCCTGTGCTTGCAGCAGAGCAATTGCGAGAGATGCTCCAAAATAATGTTAATTATAAGGAAGATGCTTATAGTCAGTTTACTACTAAAGGTAAGAATGAGTTTGCTACAAAAGTTCAAGCGGCTGGTTATTCGACAGTAGGAGACTATACAACATATAAACAATGGAAAGATGAAGGCGAAATATTTACAGATATGTTGCAGAATCCAGAATATGTAGTCAACCCATTATTAATGGCTAAAAGACAAGCGGGTTATGATCTGATTATTGATGATGGTGTAGAATTAGAACGATTAATACAAAGTCTTACTGCGGGGGAGATGACACAAAAAGAATATGAAACTGCAAAAGGTAACCTTTTCGATAGAGTGCTATTAGACATGGCAGATTTTGATCGCAGAACTGGCCCACAATCATACGATAGCCTATAAGGACTAAGTAATGCCTAGAACAGTTAGATTATCTACAGGTGAAGTTATTGTTGACGTTCCTGATGATGTTACAGATGAGGAAGTTGAAGCTAAAGTAGCTCAGAAACGTGCAAAGCAGCCAGAGCCTGTAGAGCAGCCAGAGCCTGTAGAGCAGCCAGAGCCTGTAGAGGAAGAAGTAAAAGATATTCTTGTAGAAAAGGAAGGGGTAGGTTTTGATTTTAGAAAAGTTCTTGCAAGAACTCAGGCAAATTTAATTGGAACAGGTGTTGATTTTGTATCTAATCTTATTCCCGGCGGTGAAGAGCGTGAAGCCATTCAGCAAATGTCTGGGCAAATAGGCACAGCTTTAGCTACTCAAGGCCAAGAAGATCTGGTTGACCCAGAGACAGGTAGAATACGAGAGGCTACAACTACTGTGGGGAAGATTGCAGAAGTTGCACCCTTTTTGGCTGTAGGCTCAAAAGTAGCGGGAGCAAAAGCTATTCAACAAGCTCCAAGGCTTGTTCAAGGTGCTTTAGCTGGTTTATTTACAGATCAACTTTTAGCCGATGAAGATGAAAATCTATTTAACTTTTTAGAAGAAACATTCCCCGAATCTACCGTAGGTGACATATCAGCTTACCTAGCAACTAATGAAGATGACTCTGAAGTTGAGAAGAGATTGAAGTTGGTGGGTGAGGGTCTTGCACTTGGAGCCTTAGTAGATTTATCCGTGGCAGGTGGAAAAGGGGCGGTAGGTGTCTATTCAAAAGCCCGTTCAATGTTTAATAAAAATGCTAAAGACCTTACCCCCGAAGAAAAGGGCGAGGTATTTGTAGATTATCTAAAAGACTCTAGAGAAAGAGCAGGACTACAAAAGCGCGAAGACCAAATAGAATTTAACGAAACTGCTGAAGGGGCTGCACAAGTACAACAGCAGCAAAGCAGTCGTTTGAATAGAGTATTTAGGCAGCTTTTTACTAGCAGAGGTTACTTTACCCCCAAGGCTAAAAGTGCTTTTGATGATGCCCAGTATGCTCAGAGATCTGCTGTTAGTAGAGCCGAACACATAGCTTCCAGATTAACTACAGCTATGGATGAGATGGCTAAAGACTCTGATGTTGATATAAGCGAGAGAGTTCAACAAGTTCTTTCAGATCCAAAGTTAAAAAATTTATCAAGATCAGATAGAAAACTTGCTCTAATGGATATAGAAGAGGAGTTTGGATTTTCTACTGAGGTAGCAGAAGAAGTTTTAAATGCTAGAGAGCTTATTGATGATCTATCAACAGAGATAACAGGAAGCTCTAGCATACCCTTAGAGGTTAGAGAACTTGTAAACGAAAATGTAGGATCGTATCTGAGAAGGTCTTATAGTTTATTTGAAGATACAGGATTCAAGCCATCTGAAGATGTTGTTAATGATGCAAGAGAGTATCTAGTCCAACAGGCTATGGATAAAACTCAGGGTGCAATGGATCTAGATGAGGCTTACAGGCAAGCAGAAATACAAATAAATAATATTCTAGATCAGGGAGGCTTTGCAGATAGAAATGCAGCAGGAGAATACTTTGTAAGATCTAGAAGAATTAACAAAGAAATATTAGAAGGTAAAAAAGAAATAGCTCCTGAAATTAGAGCCTTAATGGGAGAAATAGAAGATCCTGCGGATAATATTGTTCTTACTGTAAGCAAGATGTCTAGGTTTGTAGAGACTAGCAAGTTTTATAATAACTTAAATAGGCTAGGCACTCAGGGTAAATATATCTTTGATGAAAATAATGCTCCTGTAGATTTAATCAAGGATGCTAATAAAATAACAGGCACTAATTCAGTACTAGATAATAAATACACAACGCCTGAGATAATAGCTGCAATAAAACAAAATGAGTCTTTCTTATCGTCCCCACAGGCTGAAGGTGCATTGGCTAATGCATATAGATCTTTCTTGTCCCTTAAAGGATCTTCACAGGCTGCTAAAACTGTATTTAGTGTAACTACACAGGCTAGAAACCTATTAGGTGGTTTGCAGTTTGGAACAGCTAATGGCCTAAAACCCTACGAGTTTAGTGGTGCGGGAACAACACTTAAAAATTCAATAATGAAAGGACAAGATGTAACTCTAGATGAACTTTATGAAAAGTATCTAAGGCTAGGGGTTATTAACACTAATGTAAAGGTAGGAGAATTTAGATCTTTATTAGAATCAGACAGAGATACTCTGATTGATCCTCGAAAATTAAAAGATAGATTAGGCAAGCTAGGACAGTATGGAGGCAAGGCTGTTGAGTTTGTAGAAGACGTATATGTTGCTACTGATGATCTATTCAAAATAAGTGCATACAATCAAGAGCTAGATACTCTTAAAAAAGCATTCCCAGATAGAGATCTAGCCACTCTTGAAGAAGAGGCTGCTGATGTAATTAGGAATACTTTGCCTAACTATGACAGAGTTCCTAAAGGTATAAAGTCTTTAAGAAACGCACCGCTTGGTAGCTTTGTAAGTTTTCCTGCTGAGATTATTAGAACGTCAGCAAATATAGTTAGACAAGCATCCCGTGAAATAACTTCAGGTAATGCTACTTTAAAAGCTAGAGGACTAAGAAGGTTTGGAGGATTCCTCGCAACTAACGGAGCCTTCTATGCTGCTGGGTCAGCTACGGCTAAACTTGCAGGACTAACTGAAGAAGAACGACAAGCTGCACAGACTTTGACTGAAACTCCTTGGTCAAAGGATGCACCAAAGTTATTTCTAAGAATAGACGGTAAGCTACATACATCTGACACACAGTTTTTAGATAGCTATAGTGTGATTAAAGAACCAATAATGGCGGCTTATCGTGAGATACGAGATGGCAGTTTACAGGGAGAGAGGCTAGATAAATATTTAGGTGATGCTGCTGTAAGTGCAGCAGGTAGTTTAGTAAGACCATATGTAGATGAAACTATACTTACAAAAGCAATAACAGATGTTGGGTTTGCTCTAAAAGGTAACGGAAGAACTCCAGATGGAAAGGCTCTGTTTACCGCAGACATGACTACGGAAGAAAAATTAACGGCTACTCCTTATCATATTCTAAAGGCATTTGAACCGGGGTTTGTTACTCAAGGTAAAAATCTTTTTGAAGCAGGGCTTGATATACCTAATACATACACAGGAAAGAATGCATTACCTGCTACTGAACTTGTCGCAATGTTAGGTGTAAGGTTTAAAGAGCTAGACCCCGCAGATTCTTTAAGATTTGCTATATCAGACTACTATGAAGATAACAGAAACCTACAGAGTGTTTTTGTAAACTACAGAACCACACAAGATGAGATAGTAGGAGATTATGTAAATAGAGAAAAGGCTTTGTACAGGAATGCTCAAGAACTTTCTAGAAAAATTGAAGCCTCTATAGATCTGGTGGGAAAGGGGAAGACAGCACAATATTTAAAAGAAGGTAATTTTAGTAATAAAGCTATAGGTCAGTTTATTGGTGGTCGATATATGCCCACACAAGTATCTACAGATTTGATTAAGAACGCATATGAGAAGATGCGATTTGGACCGGGAGAGTCTGTAGGGTCTACTGTTAAAGAGCTTGTTAAGCAATATTCCGATATGATAGGCACTAGACTAGCAAGACCTGAAGAAGATTCTCCGCTAAGAAGAACTCTATTTAATATAGGCGGTGAGGTCTATGATGTTCCTAGAACAGCTGTAGAACCCGATGAGCGTATAGATAGGATGACAGGTGTTCCTTACAATGAACAGGCTGGTGGAGCCTTTATTGATGAGGAAGAGCGAGTAGAGTTTGGTGGTGGTGGCAAAGTTGTCATAGAGCTACTAGCAGATGTTATAGAAAACTACTCTAAAAGAAATGTATCTAGAGATTCAGCTGTATCGGCGGCAACAAGAATAGTTAATCGTGTTGATGAGAACGCAGAATTTGTACCTGAATTATCTACAAATGATCCTAAGTATTCAGAGTTCTTGCAAACCAACACTCGCTCTTTGCTAGATGAAAAGCATAGCCCTATACCTGATGAAGTAATAGAACAAGTTGGGGAAGGTGGCGAAGAGTTTTCAAGGCTTAGAGGCTACACAGATGAAGAGTTTCAGGTCTTTCAAAGATCAAATGAATTGGCTGATGAGATAGGTGTAGATACTGGCGTAGACTTGATGGATGAAACTTATTTAATAACAACTGAGCTAGATAGAATTAAAGCTAGAGACATGGCTTATGATGACTTTGAGGAGAGCGTTGCTGTTAAAAGTGAAACTATACCTGAAAGCTCTGCTAGACTATTTAGAGAATCAGAACCTCGAAATGTAATGCCAGCCCCTCAAAGATTTTTTGATCCTGAAAACAGAGACTACAAGCCCTTTATAGGAAGTATGGGGCAACAGCCCGGTGGGAGATATTTAGAAATGGGAGGGCCAGAAGGCCCAGTAGACATTACTGGAGAGTTTCCAGATAAAGCTCTTATTGGTGTTACTCCAGAGGGTAAACCAGTTATGCAAGTCTCTAAAGAATTATTAGATGGAGAAACCCGCACAGATGGTAGAAAAATAAAAACAAATTTATTTAAAAAGAAGGCTGGTTGGAAATGGACTCAAGTTCCAGAGGGATTTGACCCAGAACCTCCATCTAGTTTTCCCATAGTTTCTGTAGAAGACGGAAGCCAGCATTACTACACCTTACAAGCAGAGTTTCCAGAGGGTGTTGAGATGACACGTTATGAGCGATCTGCTTCAGAGCCAAGACTCAGACCCACTAAAAAGGGTAATGTACATCTAGGAAATAAAGTAGGAGAGATTTCTACTAGAAGCGGTAAGAAACATCCAGTATATGATCAGATAAAAGTATTTGGTTTAGTGGGTGCTGTAGGTGCTACAATCGACAGAGATAGAGAAGGACTTGCGAAAGGAGGTAAAATACTAAGAGCGTTATCATGAAGAAATTAATTATAATATGTATACTTTTAACAAATTGTTCCACAACTACATATGATTTTCCTATAGAGTTTGATAATAAAGTTAATCAGAGGCTATTCCAAATGAATGTTAGAGACTGTAGGTCTGAGCCTCAATGTTCATCTGATAAGTTATTTGACAGGTGGTAATATGAAAAAGACTTTACTGGCTATTTGTGCTGCTATAACTTTCCCTGCTGCTGCTCAACATGTAGATTATGTTGATGATGTTGCAGATATTATAAATAATAAATGTTTAGTATGCCATCGTGAGGGCGGCATAGGTCCAATGTCTTTTGAAGGTTATGAGCAAGTAAGACCTTGGAGTCCTTTGATTGCTTACAAGGTAGCCAACAGAGAGATGCCTCCATACGCTTATGACGATCATATAGGTATTCAAAATCTAGAAGGAGATTGGCGTTTAAAGCCTGAAGAGATAGACACTATTGTAGAATGGGTAGACTCTGGATCGCCTTATGGAGATATAGATCGTACAGTACAGACTCCAAAACTTCCTAGTCTAGATGCATGGAATTTTGAACCTGAGTTTGGATCTCCAGATCTTGTTATTCCTTCTTCTCCTTATGATATACCTGCAAATGGGAATGATCTTTGGAGTAAAGAGTTTACTGATCCGCAGTTAGCAGAATCTAGATGCATCAAGGCAGTACAGGTAAAGCCCAGAGGGGATGCAGCAGCGGTTGTACATCATGCTAATTCAGATATTTATATGTATGATGATCAGGGTGAGCTACAGCAATATGGGCAACTTACTGAATATGCAATGGGAAAATGGGGAGAGGTCATGCCCGATGGGGTATGCCGTATATTTCCAGCCAACTCTCTAGTCCGTTGGGATATCCACATGTTCCCCGGAGGCGTAGGAGCTACAGCCGAAGGAGACATGATTAGAGACAATGTAGTAGAGATTGGCTTGTGGTTCCATGATAAGGACTATGAAGAAGTTAATGACGTTTACAAGCAAGACCTAAGACTATACCCATTGAGAGAAGGCTATGAAAATGGTCATCTTATTGTACCCCCGCATGGTTATGCCATGACTCAAGGCTTTCACAGCTTTGATCATCCCGTAAGAATAGACAGTTTTCAGCCTCATGGACATCTCCGTATGAATGCTGCATCACTAGAGATATTTAATCCGTTTACAGGCCGTACAAAGCCCGTAAGTCAAATATCTAATTGGAGTGCTACATGGCATCATAGCCATATATACAATCCTTCAGAGGCTCCTTTGTTGCTTGCGGGAGAAGTACTAGTAGTAAAGCAATGGTATGACAACACATCTGATAATCCCAACAACCCTGATCCTGATCAGTGGGTATATGGTGGTAGTCGCACAGGAGATGAAATGTCTCATGCTTGGATTGCTGTCACTCATCTTGATCAAGAAGGATATAATAAAATCAAATTAGAGCGTGGAAATGGGGCTGATTGATTTACTAATCAGGCATGAAGGTATAAAGCTAAAACCTTACCGCTGTACATCTAATAAGATAACAATAGGTATTGGTAGGAACTTAGAAGATAGAGGCATAACAAAAGAAGAAGCAATATATCTGTTAAATAATGATATACACAGCTTTCATGAGCAGCTATTAGATAAGTTTTCTTTCTATAAATATCTAGAGGGAGCTAGGAGGGACGCTATATTGAACCTAGCTTTTAATATAGGTGTCTATTCTCTCTCTAAGTTCGTAAAAGCCTTGAGTTATATGGAGGAAAAGCAGTATGAAAAAGCTGCTGATGAGTTCATGGACTCAAAATGGGCTAGACAGGTAGGCTCCAGATCCACTGAAGTTACCGACATGATACGATATAACACCTATCCTACTTAAGAGTAGATGTTACAGCCTGTAGCTCTCTTTCTAAAGATATTGAAGCATCTCTAAATTTCCTATTCATAAACTTATGTATAGTTTTTACTAAAGATGCTTCATATTTATCTTTAAATATATCATCTACTTCTTCAATAGGTAGTTCAGACATTTCAGAATATACATTCCCATCTGTACCTAGTTGAATTGCTAGAGATATAATGTTCCCTGTTTTCACGAAAAGGTTATTCCTTGGTGATTACCCCTCAATCCAGCCTTCATGTATGCAGTTGCTCTGCCTTCAAAGAAGTTTTGATGCTCTACACCTAAAACATCGTCTAACCAATCAAGTGGGTTATCTTTTATTTTATAGTTAGGCTTCAAACCTAGCTGTAACAAGCGTCTATCAGCTATATACTGCACATAATCTGACATCTCTTTTCTCGTTAGGCCCGGTATGTCACCCATTTCAAACACTAGGTCTAGAAACTTCTGCTCTAGATCTACCATCTCTCTGCAAGACTGATATATTTCTTTCTTAAAATCATCAGTCCATATATCAATATTCTCTTTTATAAACTCCCTAAATAGCTTTGTCATAGCCTCTACATGGAGAGACTCATCCTTTATGCTGTAGCTTACAATCTGTCCCATGCCCTTCATCTTACCAAAGCGCGGGAAGTTTAAGAGTATTACAAAACTACTGAATAGCTGTAGCCCTTCTGTAAATGCGCTATACACCGCTAAGTTTTTAGCAATAGATTTTTTGTCTGATTTAGATATCTTTAAGTCATTAATATATTCATGCTTATCAGACATCTCCTCATATTCTGCAAAGGCTTTATACTCTGTCTCAGGCATTCCGACAGTATCTAAAAGAAGACTATAGGCATGTTGATGTATAGACTCCATATTTGCAAAAGAACCCATCATCATACGGGCTTCAGGCTTTTTGAAGATACGCATATACCTATCAACATACCCTGCTCCCACATCTACATCTGATTGTGTAAAGAGCCTAAAGATCTGTGTTAAGAGATTCTTTTCTTGGTCTGACATATCTTGCCAATCTTTTACATCATTATGTAGCGGCACATCTTCGGGGAACCAGTGCATTTGATTTTGTTGGAAGTAATAGTCAAACATCCAAGGATAATCAAAGGGTTTGTAGTAGTCTCGCGTTGATAATAAGCTCATTTTATTTTTCCTTTTCCGTATCCAAAAATAGGGGGGTCTGTTCGCCAACCCAAGACCCTAATACATTAAACTCAAAAAACTCTTCAGCTTCATCAATCGTCATGCCATCTCTTTTTTCTAAAATATCAATACATTTTAATTGATCATAAACGGCAATGTCTGGTTGACCGCAGCGTTTTCCAACTCCTATAAAAGCCTTTTCAAAACCATCAGCTAGTAACATTAAACTCATACTCCCAATAATCAATAATCATTCCCTTTGGAATAACCATTATTGAATTTACATATTCTTTTTCTTTAAAACTATGAAACACATCCGTAGAAAGTATAATTTCATTTTCGTTATCGGATACTAACCACCCAACAGTTGATCTAATAACAGGTTTAAGAGATTTAGCATCAGATATTAATATGTCTTGCGTATCAATCCAAGCGTCCTCCCATTTAACCTCTACTACACTAGCCTTCACAACTCAAACACTCCGAATCAGATAAATTAATTCTAGGTATCTTTATGTTCACATTCTCAGCAGACCTAGCTGCATCTGACCTGAGATAGTACATGGATTTAAGATTCTTAGCCCCCGCCCAGTGTACATCATTAACATACTGTAGATATGCATCATGAGTATCCTGATCTGCTGTAGACTTTGGAGGTATAAAGAATAGATTAATGCTTTGGCTTTGGCATATGTATTTTTGCCTGTTCTTAGCGTGTTCTATAATCCATATCTGATTTAGTTCAGGAGCAGTCTTAAACACTTCTTTGACATCATCAGATAGTTCTTCTAGATGTTGCACCGATCCATCATGAGCGGCAATATCTTTCCATGCCTTATCTCGTTGTTCCTTGGTTGGAAAGACAGACTTTAATACTTTATCTAAATATTTATTCTTCACCCTAAAACTACCAGATAGTGTTTTATGGGTAAAAGTATTAGCTCTGAAGGGTTCTATAGAGGGGCTTGTAACACCACAGATGATAGAGCTTGAAGCATTAGGAGCAACAGCTAGTAAATGGGCGTTACGCCTACCACTGCCTAACATATCTGGAGCTTCTCCACGCTCTTCAGCTAAACTACGTGAGGCAGCAGCAGCCCGATCTTTTATAAGAGAAAAAGATTTATGATTAAATGATGCAGCATACATACTCTCAAATGCTATATTATTCTTTTGTAGATAGCTGTGAAATCCCATAGCCCCTAGCCCTAGAGATCTTTCCCGATAAGCTGAGTAGGCAGCTTTTGAATATCCTATTCTATCTTCTCTACAAATATCTTTGAACTGAGAGTAGCTCAAGGGTTTGTCTCTCATATATTCATTATGATTCGGCCAAGAGCTATCAAGAGGATGATTTATAAAATGCTGTATTACATTATCTAGCATAGTAATTAGATCAGGTATAAACGTATCTACAATAGACCAATCATCAAAGTATTCTAGGTTTACACTGGATAAGCAGCACACCGCTGTGCGATCCTCTGCCGTTGCCAAGGTTATTTCGGAGCAAAGATTACTTTGTTTTATATCTAAACCTAATGCCTTTTGCTCATCAGGAAGACTCTCATTGCATCTATCTATATTTACAATATAAGGCTCACCTGTCTCTGCCCTAGTAGATATCAGAAGCCACCATAAATCTCTAGCTGATACGGTTCTTATAGCTGTATTTGTTTTAGGATCAATAAGTCTCCAATCGTCATCACACTTAACGGCCTCTAGAAAAGCATCAGTTATGTTGACACCATTATGTAAATTTAAACATTTTCTATTTATATCCCCACCTGTAGTCTTCCGCATATTTATAAATTCTTCTATCTCTGGATGAGATATATTCATATATGCTGCATAGCTTCCTCTACGGGTAACTCCCTGATTGAAAGCTAACATCTGACTATCAACTACGTGCATGAATGGAATTGATCCAGTTGACTTGCTGCCATTAGAAGTATCCACACCATTGCTGCGAACATCACCCCAATATCCACCAATGCCTCCACCTCCACTAGCAAGCCATATGTTCTCATCATAGTGATTAGATAAACCAACACGGGAATCAGGAACATAATTAAGAAAACAGCTGATAGGAAGCCCACGGCTTGTACCCCCGTTACTAAGTATAGGAGTGCTAAACATGAACCAAAGTAAGCTACTATACTCATAAAGCCGTTGTGCCAAAGCATAGTCAGTAATTTCACCATAAGTTGCTCCAAATATTGCTGCCCTAGCAAACGCTTCTTGGGCATATTCTTCCTTATCCCAAAAGTATCTATCTTTCAGGGTTGCTATTGCAAAGTCTCCCAATAAAGATTCACGGGAGTAATCTATCTTTATACCTTTATAATCTTGTATACCAATTTTTGCTGACATTTTAATGCTCCTTCAAATGATCTAGGTAAGGTTCCTCTTTTACCTCATACCCAGTTTTCTCTATATACTTTATAAGTCTATCTTCATACCACCTAGCTTTATATAAATCTTCTATCCCATTCTTATAGCGGAATCTCCACCTATATTTAAGACTATTACCACGTAAGTATCCTATAAACTCTTCGTTTGTAAGCATACTTTCTATAGCTTCAATACATTCTACAGGACCATTGTTATAATGGGCTGGTTTATTTACTAAATCATTCATTCTTGCTCCTTATCTATATCAAAATATTCTTCTTTAAACTGCTCACTCTCCCTATATTTCTTATCAATCCAATCATCAGGTATGCTTTCTTCACTAAACCATTTGAATCCATTGGCTCCTGCCCACTCAGCATGACTACGTTTAGTTCCATCTTTTCTGCGTTTAGCCTGTGGCATAGGAGCAGCTGGGTTGGCAAATAAAAACACTAGCTCTACATTTTTAGGTAGTGCTTTCTTAATCCAAAGGTATTTACTAAACTCAGCATAGTCCCAGAATCTTCCTTTAGCTTCGATCAGATAAGTTTTATTACCTATCTTTTTGCTAAAGTCTGGGTGATAAGTATGATTAACTACATAAGGAACTTTCTTGCCATGATGCTTCCATTTTTTTAGAAGACCATTATGCAGATTATATTCCCATATAGAATCATAGCTGGTAGGAACATCTTTCTCTACAGGACGTTTAACTCTATTTTTCCTGTAGCCTTTTCTTATTCTAGGCTTGCTCAATGTAAAGGACTCTCCGATCTTATAACCAACTCATAGTCGGCTAAATCACAAAGCCTTTCTATGACAATATCAGGAACATTACCTAGCTCACCATCTTGCGATAATAAATAAGAACTAACAGAAATAATAAGCTCATCAAGCTCAAGTGATTCTAGATTTTCTATTTTCGATTTCGTTGACACCGTATTCTTTTACTCTTTTATAGAACCACTTAATGCTGTTAGGCATCAAACGCATCTGACCTTCATTCATTATATGTGTCTGTTTTGGCATGAGAGAAATAAAATTATTGCTATTTATTTGTTCTGCTTCCTCTTTACTAACTAGAGTTTTCAACCATTCTAATGCCATTTCTTTACCTAGTCTTCGGCAAAGTTTACTTTTTCTACCGTTCACAAAACTTCCTCTACGTTAGGCTCTTTAACAACCTTAGTGAAATAGGTTACACCTTTTGCATATCTAAATCCCCTAAGACCTTGACCGTCATTAGCATCTGAATGGCAAATAAACTTATGAGGACAATAAGAACATCCTCTATGTATCTTCATGTTACCTTTAGTTCCTTCGGGAACTTCAGGATAACATTTTTCTGGGGGAGTTTTAGACTTAAATGCTTTGCGAATAGTTTTTATTCTTTTACTTGTATCAATTTTATCAAACTCATCAGGAGCATAAAAGGTAAGTTCTCCTGTTTCTTTATTGATAACAAGGAAGCCTCCTTCTGTAGTACCCTCTGACTGTTCATACCCCGAAAGTTGAGAGATATAACCAAAAGGATCATCATCAGGGAGCGTTCCGTATTTAAACTTTTTGAATGCAAAAGATGATGCGGTCTTTACATCTACAACTTCGCCATCAATCTTACAATCCATGTGACCTTTAACACCATTTACTGTTATTTCTTTCTGTTCATCTGATACCTGATGCCCAGATAATCTAGCAAGTAGTAGTACAACTTCCTCAAGGATATGCCCATATAGGAACTTAATCATAGTTATAGGAGTAACAGAAGAATCTGTTTTGCTCTTACTATCATACCAAAGCTGTCGCATAGGCTTGCCTATATTAGACATCCTTAATGTAAAATTAGAATCTCTAGTAGTAGGACTAGACCAGTGCCGCAAAACATTTTTCATGTCTTCTCCAAACTTATCTATCTGCTCTTCAGATAAGTCCAGAGACTCTCCATCACATATAGGTTGGATATTTGTATATATATCTTCTATTAAATTATTTAGTGATTTCATCTTTGTGTTTCACAAATCTACATTTACGTGTTTCTGAATTGTAGTGTAGATATTGCACTCCTAATTTTTTCTGCTGACTTGTTTTAGAGGAAAGCCTAGCATCTTTATATGATTTAACGTCAATTAAAGTCACCTTACCATCTGGGGATAGGGCAACAATATCAACGGGGCCTGTGCAGCCGCAGTTTTTAAAAACATGATAGCCATTATCCCACAACCAAGTGATAGCATAGTGTTCTGCTAAATCTCCAATCCTACTTGGGCTATGAATTTGCTTCATCTAAAAAATCCTCTAGAGATTGTAAGACTATCTGCTCAACCGCATGAAGCTCACCCCAGCCTAAATTAGTTATTGTTTTATCGTTTAGAATATTTTCTTTTTTACAAAAACCAGCACATTCATACTCTGGGAAAGAGCCAATCATTAGCATATAGTAATCACAAGCCTTATTTTTCTTATGTAATCCCGCTATCAATCTTCCAGTTTTATACTTTGTAGATTTAACATCTATAGTTTTATTATTTATAATTAAATCGTGATCGGGTATTTCTCCAGAAGTACCAAGGTCAGGCCAAAGATTTAATATCTTGGCAGCAGCCATCTCCGAACCGACACCCTCTAGATCAGTCTCGTAGTTGGACTGTGGCCCCTTTTTGTTATCTGTAATTCCACTCTTTCTAGAGTTTGTATATCTAGACTTTGCTATATAATTCGCTATCTTCTGTTCGCTCTCAGTGAGTTTCACTCCAGTTGTCTCCTATTTTATATTCGCCATCTAAAGGACATCTAAGTTCTAGATCTTCACCAGCTTGTATAATTGCTTTGACACCTGCTTTACCAACTGCGTCAGCGTATTGCCAAGGTACTTCTACCTGCCACTCATCGTGTATATTACCTACTACAACAGCACCATATTGCTGTATTTCTTTATGAAATATCATCAGTGCTTTCTTCATGACGATAGCTCCACCACCTTGGAGAAGAGCATTCAAAGCACTATGCTGTGATCTTACTTTTATTTTCCTACCATCTAATCCTCTTAGGAATCCTTTTTGAGCCGCTCTTGAGACTTTAGTGATAAGAGCAGCAAATGATGGGAGATTATTGAGGAAAGATTCTCTAAGTCTCTTGCCATGCGCTTTGTTTCCTCCAACCACACTTCCAAGTTTTTCATTTCCTGCCCCGTATATAAGGGCATATATGAAAGTCTTTGCCTGATTTCTTGATTCAAGTCCTGCAAGTCTTTGATTAGCCGAGTGTATGTCTCCATTGAGTATTTCATCTATAAACCCCTCATCATTCATATAGTGAGCCAGCATTCTAAGCTCCAACCCACTAGCGTCTATACCGACTAACTTATAATTAGAAGGAACTACCCAACAGGCTCTGCATTCCTTCCCGTAAGGAGCGGAACAGTTAGGAACTTGAGCCATGTTGGGGTTCCTGTGAGTCATTCTACCAGTAACAGTGCCATTATGGTTAACAAAACCGTGTACTCTGCCGTCTTTCCCTAGCTCTTTAAACCATGAATTGACTTGGGCTATACGCTTTTGAAGCATTAGATACCTAGCTATTAGCACTGCCTCTGGTATATTCTTTACATTGGATAATATCTTTTCATCAACCATTGGCTGACCTGTAGGAGTAAACTTCTTAGGCTTCCAACCAAACTCCTGTAGATATTCTCCTATTTGTTTACGTGATCCTAAGTTGAACTCTATACGCTTCTCTCTAATTATAGAGCCTTTCTTCTTTATCTCTTGAAAGTCCTCTCCAGTAAGCCTAACACCTCTGCCCTCTAGAGTTTCTCCCATTCTAGATATAGCACCTGTCTTAGTTCTCCTTTTAAATATCTCTAGCTTTTCTACCTTTGGTTTGAATCTCTTCTTCACCTCAGATGTAACTTTGTCCATCTCTTCTTGTAGCTCTGCTAGTAAGATGGTTGCTGTCTTCTGATCAAGTAAGAAGCCATGATCTTCTTGCTCTTTGAGTATACTAGCGACTGTATTCTCTATATCTATAGACTGCTTAGAGAATCCAGCCGCTTCTTTACGGAGTTCATAGTATACTTTTTTATTTAATATAACATCCCCAGTGCATCTCTCTAACATACCTTCATCGAATCCAGAGAAATCATCATACTCTACCTTGGAGTATCCTATCGCCTCGCCCCACTGTTTCAGGCCGTGACCTCCCTCACGAACTGGATTGAATAGTCTAGATATAACTAATGTATCGACCAGCTTTTTATCGGACAGATCAATGCCACATAGTTTTCGTATCCAAGGAATATCATAGTTTATTATATTATGACCTATCAACTTATCGGCACTCTTTAGCAAAGAGACACCTTCATCTATTTGATCAGGCCCAAACTCATAGACATCATTACTATCTAAATCAACTGCTGATATACACCAGATGACTGTAACATCTGTAATGCCATCTGTTTCTATATCAAATACTAAGGACTTCATAGTGCTTCTTCCGCATCTAGCTCATCCTCATCTCCATAACTTAGAAGCTCTGAGAGTCTGCCAGTTTCTTTGTCGTATAGTAGATGTGTAGCCATACCAACATCACCAGTATATCTAGACTTTAACACTCTTACATGTGTTGTATTAGCCTCATTAGGATCATCTGATTGTTGATTACGCTCTAGAGCAATCACACAGTCTGATAACTGAGCTATAGACTGAGAACCTCTAAGATGACTAAGGTTAACTACAACACCATTTTCATGGCCTCTGTTACCCTCTATCCTTTTAAGGTGAGATACTAAAAGCATACCTACATCTGTCTCTTCAACGATAGATCTTAGCTTATGCATTATTGTATCAATAGTCCTACGCTCATCTCCCTCTGCACTAGCAGACAATAACATATGTAGGTGATCTACTACTATCCATTTACAATCACAACCTACAATCATGTATCTAATCTTAGAGAATATCTCATCTAAATCATTAGACCCGAAGTGAGAATGTATCCATACTCTATCATCGCCAAAAAGATTATTGAGCATGGTATCTAGTTGCTCTTTTGGATAATCTTTTCTGATGTGGTCAATATATAATCTTGCGTTAGCCTCAATAGACACTAGACAATCAGCAGTCTTATAGTAATCTTCTTCAAGAGCTATGATACCTACATTATCTTTAGTGTTCTTTATTAACCAATGTTCTAGCTCTCTAGTGATACTGGACTTGCCTAGTCCCGTACCACCTGTAAATGTAACTAGCTCTCCGGTTCTAAGGCCATATAGCTTTTCATTCAATCCATGCCAAGGATAAGCTACAGATTCTTTCTCAGGACGCTCATGATATTTATTCATGATATCCTTTGCACTCATTATTCCTGATGGTGTATACGGTTTTGCCGCCCACCAAGAAGTAGTAAACAATCTATGATTACCACTACGAAGCATATCATTAGCATCTTTATACTCCTCTGGTAAGTTTAATATTAATGATTTACCGGGTGTAAAAAGTCTAGCCACTTTCTTAGCTGCTTCTCTGCCCGGAGTATCATTATCAAAGTTTATTACTATCTTATCGAACTTCTCAAGAAACTCTAGAGAAGACTTAACATCTCTAACTCCACCAGCCGCACCATTCTTTAGAGACACTACAGGGTATTTAGATCCCAGCAACTCATAAGCTGCCATAGCATCACACTCACCCTCAGTGATAGTTATAAACTTACCGCTCTCTTGGAATAGCTGCTGACCAAATAATCCTGTGCCAGCGGATGAGCCTTGCCAAAAGAAAGTTTTATTAGCATCACGTAGCTTATAAGCACCGATCTCATTGACGTTATAGTAGGGATAGATGTGAGTATCCACCTCACCCTTGGAGTTTAATATGCTTTTAACTCCGTATTTCTTGGCGGTATTTAGGGAAATACCCCTATCTGTAAGCTCATTGAATGAACCATCGGAGGTATTCATAGAGTTATTTTTATACGTTTTAAATTCTATTGGCTGTGGGGAGGGATGATGATCTCTAGATGCAGGAGTCAGCTTATCACAGCTGAAACAATACATAGAACCATCTTCATTCAAGGCAGCTGGATCGCTACCACCACAGTCAGGACAGGGTAAATGTGTCTTTACAAATGCCATTAATCGCTCCTAAAAAAACGGGGGCCGAAGCCCCCTAATCATCAGCACACAACGCTTCCTCACACAATGCTTTATCCTCTAGCCATACGATAATAGAATCTCTAGCTAGTGATATTACTTTCATTTTCTTTTGTAAAACCTGTATCTCTGCCTCTATCTCAGCGGCAAGGTTAAAGTTTTCTTGAGCCAACTCAGATAACTTTGATACATCATAGGTTTTGCCATCCTTGGCTTTATAGATAGAAGACATTACAACTCATCCTCCATCTCATCCTCAACATCAAACTCATCTCCAGCACCTCCGCTGTTGTAGGGAACTAGATCTATAACTTGCATAGCCATAAACTCTAGACCTTGGAAATGCTGCTGGCCTCTGTCCATCTCCCACTCACGGTATTGGACTTTAACCTTAGAGCCATTACCAACCTCTATGTCTATCTCATTCTTCATGCGATCATAGAGCTTTGGTGCTTCTCTCTGGCCTTTAGCACCGTTTACTTTACGTTTGATAATTAGTGCTGGTCCTTCATTCATATCCTTAACTTTAAAACCTCTACGCTTGAAATCCTTTGCAGTATCATCGGCTACTACAAGATTAACAGTATAGACAGGTTCATATGTTGTATTGGGACGTTTAACACTAGCCCAATAAGCTGTACCTTCAACAATAGCCATCTTTATAACTCCTTATGTTGGTCTATTAAATATAGTATATATTACATATACAATTATAACACACGAAAGAATTACCTCAAACATAATTCTTCTCCCAGTTATTAGGTTTACGCTTTCTACCTAACTCTAAAGCCTTATAGTATGCATCAGTAGATGCTGCTTTCCAATACATATTCTTTAATATCTCCTTTGCTTTTCGTATTGTGTATTTCTTCTTAACGTAATTGCCATACAAAGGTTTAACAAAAATATACTTTCTACCTATGGCTATATCACATAATCTCAAACCATCAACATAAAACCAAGTCCTAGCTTTGTTACCCATTTTTGGATTTAGTAAAAAATCTTTTAATTCTAGATGTTCTTGCATGTTGCACTCCTTCTGTGTGTACTTTATACCAAAGATCTAACGCCTTCTTATTAATTATATAGTTATCATATTCTTGATTAGTTAGTACAGCTAATCTTTGAAGCAATTGATGTTGAGTATAATTACTAGCCATTAAACCACTCCGGTATGGGTCTGTTAGTCCACTTAGCAAAGTGTTTAGTATGATAATAGTCACGATAACACTCAATGTTACAGTCTGAAACTTTATTTTCTTGTGGCATTGCCAGTGTAGGAGGCGTGAAAGCTCCTATGTCAATATTATCTGGAGCCTCCATTAACAAATCTTTTAGCTCTGCACACTTATGAACCTTCTCATAACGATAAGTATATTCATCAAGTAAAGAATTAAATAAGTCTGATAACCATATGTAATTACTAATAGTTTCTCTGCACCAAACAGCGGAGGGATGGTTTATATGAGTAGCTTGATAGAGTTTAGCTCTTGGCCCATCAAGGTGAAAGCGTTTGACCATACGGCCAGAGCGTCTTGATGGCTCATAATACTTTACACCATCAAGAACTCTGTGAGCCGTAGATAGTAACTGTGCATACTCAAGTATCATCTTGACTACATGCTTATCACAGTGTTGTTTAGCACAGTTTATAGGGTCATTATCTAAATAAAATATATTCAAAGTAACTCCTCTATGTCTTTTATTGTCTCATTAATCATTGTTACGCAGTCTATAACTGATCAAGCCGTGTTCTCCTGATTTAGCCAATGCACTGCCGAGCTTTTCGTTATAATCTTTAAGCTCTTCAGATGTCGTTTCGCCGGTAATGCAACAAGCCGTTACCCATTCAATCTCGTCCATGCCGTAGTTATCAATCCAAAACTCTAAATTAGAGTGATGCTCGCTTGCTGCATCTTTTAGAATTTCTAAGGTTTGTTTGTCTATAGTTAAATATTTTCTGTATTGGAAATATCTCCACAAAGTTTTTAAATAGTTCAAAACATATCTCCAGATTTAAGTTTATTAGCCCACTCTTCACTCAGTAGCCTCAACAGAGAGTATGGGTGAAGTACCATGCAAAGTCTCAGTGTCTTCAGTTGTTTCAATAATTTGTCGAACCTCTTCCGCAGATTTAGCGTAAACGTAGATATAACTATGGTTTTCGAACTCAACAAAAAATCGTTTGTTCATATCACTTCTCCCGTGTCAGCAGCTACCCATTGCTCAGTCGTTCCATCAAAAACCATACCTAGTTGGTTAGTGATATGTGCCATAGCTTCACTCCACTGAGTATCTGCATCTTCATCATCGTGATATTGAATACCAAAATCAGCGTATTTAAATATAATTTCTAGTGCTTTACTGGTTGTCATATTACTTATCATATTACATCCCCTGTGTCAGCAGTTACCCATTGCTCAGTCTCTTTATCAAAGACAACACCTAGCTGATTTGTAATATGATTCCATGCTCCCGCCCACTCTAATGCTCTATGTCTATCGGCATCATCACAGAAATCATAGTAAGTAGAACTCTCATCAAACAATATTTGTAATGCTTTATTAGTTGTCATAGCTTATCCCCAAATCATTAGAGGAATTAATATAAAAAAGCCAACTGTTACTACTATTCCAATTGCTTCAAAGTCATCATTATTCATCCTCATTCTCCTTATAAATTTTATCTATTAAATCAAGTAGTAATACTTCTACGTTATCAATAGTATTTTTTAAGTTATAATGCATTGGTGTATAATCATCAGTCGATTCAACGTGTATAAAATTATCTGCAATCATTTGTGTAACTTTTTGTTTAGCTGTAAATCTATGCATTAGTAATCTCCTAAGTACCCTAAGAGTTCATCGCCATAGTATTCTTTTGATACTTCGTTATATCTTTTGCGATAAACTTTTATTGATATCTTTTTATTATTACCATTGTGAATTGAATACATGTAACGAGGATTCCATTGATTCTTCATAGAGTCGTATGCTCTATCTAGATTTGCATAATAGACTTCTTTACTATAAATATTATCTCCTAGATAGTCGGCTATAATTTGGTTTGATTCTGAGTGATCTATACTTCTCATTAGTGTTTAGCTCCTTGATTAATGTATGCTGTAAAACATATAGGCAATAGCTGATCTAGCTCTGTATATGAGTTTACTTGTGTCCAAGGCATGAGTTTATCTTTATCGCTTTTTGCGTATCCTGCTAACTCTGCCTCAACAAAATGAATAAACTTTCCTATGAAGGTCGGCGAAGGAAGCTGACAATCTATCTTTGTAAAGTTATACGCAACCCAATCATCAATCTTGTGATAAAACTTCTCTCTTTCCATTACTTTGCTCCTCTAAGTAATTGATAACATTCTCTAATGAATATACGAACAATAAATCAGATCTAGAATCTAAAGGACACCCTTGAAGGGCATCCCTTAGTTCTACTAGATCAGTTAGTGTAGACTCACTAACCATCATGCTGCCTGTAGAAACAGACGATCATTAGAAATAATCTTAGAAACCTTATTGGCTCTACGATTCTGTAAGGATATTACTGATGATCCTTTACGGGCTGGCTGGCAGTGAGTAGCCCAATCAGTCAGAGCATTATAAACTGCCCAGAGATTGTTACCCTGACGCTTAGAATAAGTCTCAGTGTATGCCTTACAGAGATATATAAAGTTTCTGTTGTTATAGATATTTACATCCGTATAGTCCATCCCAACAGCTTCAGCAAAGATAGTATTAATTATCTCCTGAGATGGAACAGTCTTATTCCATATCTTCCATAGCTCATTCTGCTGCATCATTACCTCTAGACCTTTACCAACAATCTGAGAACCCTTGTGAATATCTAGCTGTCGAGTATGCCTAGCTTTATATATGGTAGAGCTACCCTCTGTAAATACCTGACCATTCATACAAGCTATTCTTACAGCACCAACCATTGACATGAACCTCCATCCACCATCATAAGAGTTAAGAACTTTTATCGTCAAGCAAACAGGGTCTTTATCGGCCACTTCAATAGTATGTGCAGGGAACGTATATGTAACTACAGTCCTTGCACCAAAATTGGAGAGTTCGATTTTACGAGTCATGCCAGTTTTATCTAACTTAGACATCATAATTGCAAGTTCCATGTCTGTGTAGACTTCATGGTTCTGAAC